TGCGTCAACACTGGACTCCATGATGTCCCGTGCTGTGCTGTACATGTCCGCAAAGTAATCCCGAATCTCACGGTACACCCGTTGGCCCGCTGGTTTCAAAGACGCATAGGCTTCATCCGTTGCTGTATCCCGGATTCCGCTTGCCGGTGGGTTTGCAGGGTCGTATCTAAGAAGGGTTGAAGCCGGTAGTAGTCGGTCAAGCACCTTCATAGCTTTGCGGTTTTTTCGGGCAAAGTTCACAACCATACCAGCCTGCTGTGCTGCTCCTGCTCGTATGCTAGCTGCCATACCGTCCATTCTTTGGAGGCGGTCGGCTATTTCGTGCAACGCTGGGATGTGCTTACCTATAGTGCTGGCAATGCCGTTACGGTCAAAGGTCAACGCAATAGCTTTACGTGTTGGGTTATCTAGCTTGTCCCATACACCTTCGAGTCGTGCCCAAATAACGCGAGGGTCTCGCAGGGCCATAAGACTACTAAGCGCAGCAGCCCTTTCCTGTCCTTTTTGGGAGGCGTCCACTTTGCCCCAAGCCTTAGCAGAGTCTTTATCTAATTGCGCTTGGGTTCTATCCCCCGGACTTGGTGGTATTGCAGCCGACGCAAGAGTCTCTACTTCTGGGAAACCCCAGCCGCCCGGTCTACGTGAGCTTATGAGTTGGTCGGTGTGCTGGACGAGGTCAGACAGTGCATTAGCATCTTCTTTTGCTACACCCATCAAGCGGCGTAGGCCATCAACAAATGGCGAGAACAACCCCTTGTCTTTTTCAAACCCTTTCACACTTTTAAGGAACTCTTGCAGCTTAGCATCAGTGTTCCCGTAAGATACAAACTCATGGAGGTTGGTGAACGCTTCACCATAGACAGCTAGGCTGTGCACATCCGGGTCTACAGTACCTGCTTCAATCTGCTTGTTTAGCTCCGCTCTAGCGGTGTCCATTATTTTTTGCAGCCCTTTGACCGCCGCGACCATCTGGGAGTCTAGATGCCGACCCATCTTCATGTAGGCCAGTGCAGTGCGTATCTTCTGGGATGTAGCCCCGTGGAATAGCTCGTGTAGCTGCACAACAGCGTTCAGGCCGTTGGTCCTGCCGTAGGATTCACCCTTGGTGTAGACAACTTTTTCCTCGGTGTTGTACATGGCAAGGGCTCTATCCCACTTAGCCTTAACCGCAGCTACGCTTGCTGGTAATTCTTGACCCTTCTCAACCACCACCATCTTCACGCCGCGCACAGTGCTACGCAGTCGGCGGGCCAGTCTCTTCTGGAAATCCGTGCCGGTTTTTATGATGTGCGATAGGGTCTGACTGGAAGTAGTGAACTTGCTAAACGCTAGGTCTTTCTTACCCTGTGCAGCTTGAATAGCCAGTGTGGAGTACTCACCCGACAACATTGCCTTGGCCCGCTCACGCACAACTTTGGGCTCGTCAAAATCCTTGGTAATACGCGCAAGAGTTTTAGCCGCTGCCTTACCGCTCTCGGTGTTTGGGTTGTTGGTGGCGTTGTTGTGCAAGTCCTCAAGCTCTGCCAGCCGCTCTCTTTCTTCGAGCGTTAGATTGGGTTTGGGTTCGGTTGCTTTAGCGGCAGGGGCTACACCAAATTTGGGTTGTTCTGCTTCAGCAGGCTTAGGTATATCTACACCTTCAAGCATTGAAGCAGGGGCGTACTTTAGAACAGTTGCAACCCCCCTAGTATTATTGTTTGCCGCCATGTCCGTAAGTCTGTCCTTACGTAATGGTTTGCCGGGTTCATGAAGGGCTTGGAAAATTAAAGTCGCAATAGATTCTCTAACAGCGCCGTTTTGCGCACCTATGTTATACAAACGCAGTTCTTCTATATTGTTTTCGTTAATAGCTTTAAGCGCACCTAGTTCCATACGACTTAAAGGCGCTAATTCTTTGTGTTTAAATGTTGCAGTTTTTAATGCTTTTTGCGCTTGTTCATTAACTTTTCTGGCGTCATTATTTCGTAATAGGTTTTCTTGCGCTTCAGGCTTACCCTTAAAAGCGTTCCACAAACCTTGGCTTACTAACTCAAATGTTTCAGTAACTTTTCCATTTACAATTAAGTCTAAAGTTCGACCGTTGTCTTTTAAGTATGGTGCTTCTTCATGCACTTCAGCGTTTACGCCCAGCATACTTTTACTAGTTAAGTCTCCGGCTTCCACTTCTTGTTCCGCTTCTTCTCTAAGTTCGTCGATGCGCTCGTCTACTGCATCGTCTCTAGCGGTTTCAAGCTGGTCACGCATCATGTCGAGCACGTCATCAGCAGTCTGCTCACGGTCACTCAGGGCTTCTTGAATGTCACTGATGTCATCGAGTACGCCGTTTTTCTCCAGCTTGAACATGAAGGGGCGTAGTTGTGCTTTGGTCTCAACCCGGTCACCGTCTTCAATGCGGCGCAGTGCCTCACCAATAGGCCCAGCGTCTATTTCAGCTTCAGCTTTTTCCCGAAGAGCTTGCTCTTGCTCCTCGTCTACTTCTTCCTCAGCCCTTGCGTCGGCTTTAGCTTTTGCTTCGGCATCGGCCTTAGCTTTCTCCGCCATGGCTTTTTGGTTCGCTTCTACGTTAGCCTTAGCTCTTGCCTCAAATTTTTCTTCAGCGGTGGGTTTTTTCTCAGCGGCATTAGCTTCTTCTGCCTTCAGTGCTTCAGCCTTAGTTTCCTCTGCCTTTGGTGTTTCAAGCGGAATAATTTTTGGTGGTCGGCCTCGTTGCTGGGGGTTCAGCGCCTCATCAAAAACTTTCTGTCGTTGGGCAATCAGTTCCTCGTTGCCCGTTTTCTTGGCCTTGTCCAACAGCATTGCAGCAGTTGCTTGGCGCTTGGTGTCGTAGGTTTCAACCACCTCGCCGTTTATTGCGTGGCTCCACTTGCCCTCAGCGTTCTGCGGGGTCGTGTGTACTTCTTTGCCGAGCTTGGCGGGCTTGATTGCTGCGGGGGCTTCAGTTTTTTTACCGCCGGGTTCCCGTACCATGTAGTCGATGCGGTCTTCAAATCCGTTTCGGGCGTACCATGCTTTTAGTTGTTCTTGAGAAAGCCCACGTTCGCCTTTAGGGGACGCCGCAGGTACAAGTACCAATTTTTTACCGTTAGCATCAGCCCAAGCAGTAATCGCCTTGAGTAGCTTAGACCCTTCGCCCTGCCCTTCTTTAGTAGCCCCCATGCCCGTTATCATGGTAGCGCCAACAAGGTTGTCTGATATATCGTTGTCTTCGTCTAGTACCTTGAAATGCGCAGTGGTTTCTAGTTCTCCCCCTTTTTCCTTTGCGGGGATAAATGCGCCATTTTCATTTACTACGGGTTCAGTTTTTCTGATTTTTACTGGGGCAGCGGGTGCTTCTTGTTCTTGCGTTTCTGTTTGCTTGGCTTCAACGGTTTCAGTGCCACTTGGGGTTCTTTCTTCGGCTTTAGTTTCTTTCAGTGCAGCGGGCTCTGGTGCTTTTCCTGCATCAGACACTCCAGCATTCGGTTCAACAGGAACCACTCCATCTCGTGCAGGTGTTTCAAGTCCTCCGGGGGTCTTTGCTCCGGGCTCACTAGCCACGCTAGTGCTCTCTCCACTTGGAGGGGGCTCAGTTCCTGCAACATCTTTGGCTCCTTTGGCTTGTTCTTCCGCAACTTGCCTCTGCGCTATGCGCAACGCATTCTCTCTAGGTATGCCCCGTGAACGCAATCTCTCGGCAACAGCATTTACCTTTGCTTCGGTGTCTTCGGCTGTAGGCGCAGCTTTGCCTTTAGCGAATGGAGGTTCTTCCCCAGCCCGCACGTTCTCTAGGTTACCTAGTTTGGGTTCTTCCTCTTCCCGCATACCCACGTTTTCTAGGTTACCTAGTTTGGGTTCAGCGGCGGCTTTTTCTGCCGGAGGTGCGTTTAAAGCACCTGAACTAGAGGCAAACGGAACCCTTCGCATTTCGGCCATAAGCTTTGCTTGGCTTATTTCCCCCGGACGTTCGTAAGCACCTTCGCGGGGGCCGAGTAGTTCGTTGGTCTTCTCAATGCCGACTATCTTGTTGGAGGTTTCACGAAGCCTTTCTTTTGCTGCATCTATTGCTTGGGGGGTAGCCTTAGCACCTTGAACACCCTTAACCCCGGCAATAGTTACACCCCCGGTAACTCCGGCTTGCAATACTGTCTGACGTAGTGTTTCTTCTAGCTGGTTGTACAAGTCAATAAGGCTAGGGTTTTTATTCATCCCTATGCCGGGCAGTACATCTGTTACGTATTGCGACGCAGTAGTAGCTAGTTCGGAAGGAATTTCTTCTGCTATAGCCTTGGCTACGTACTTAGCTATGTTGGCCCCACCATGTTCAGCAACAAAAGATTTCAGCCCCGCCATTGCTTTGGTCATACCAAAGCGTTCAAAAAACACTTCTGCCGCAGCCATTGGTGCTGCCCGTAGACTAGCTTGCGTGGTGCTTAACCCCGCAGCCTTACCTTCCCCGTAGGAGTCTCCAAATTGTTGAAGTGCTGCTTGCGCTAATATGGGAACTGATGAACCTGTCAATGCGCTCAATGCCATAAAAGGTGCTTGACTTGCAAGACTTGTAGCCGCCCCTTGAAATGACTTCTCGAAGATACCTTCGCCTTGGGGAATTGCAGCAGACTTAGCGCCTTCTATCCGTTGGGTGTTTGCTAGTTCTTGGGAGAAAGCTTTATCCCCCCAAAGGTCCGCCCCAAACTGAGTCAATCCAGCAAGGCTTTTCTTAGTCCCCGACAAAGCCCCAGCACCAACACGCTTGGTCATCCCGGCATCTTTGAGTTCTTTGGCTTGTTGTTCCGCAGCGGCAGCAGCTTGTTCGCCGACTACATCACGGTCAGCAAAGGCCATAGGCTGGTTAGCAACCCCAAATGCAATCCTATTTGCAGCAATGCCCGGAGCAATATCGGCACGTACTCCTTGGTCTATCAGTTCTTGGGTGACCTCTTCTATTCGAGGGCTTAATTTTTGAATAGCGTTGGGGATGTAACCTGTAACAGGGGCTTCTTGTTTGAGCCCCATAGCTGTGCCCAACCGTGATTCCAGTGCGGGGGTTTTGTTTGTTGCTTTGTTTAGCGCCGCATTTTCTGCTGCTATGAAACTTACTACACGCCCTTTGAGCGAGTCTTTGCCGTACTCTTTTATGACCTGCTGTATTGCAGCAGCGCGTTGTTCAGGGGGCAGTTGGTATAGCTCAGCCCGCATACTTTCTATGAACTTAGGGCTAGCTCCAAGCGGTATAGCCGCCCGTGCAGCAGCCACTGCATCCACAGGTTTAGGAGCAAGCTGGGGGGTTACCGCAGGGGGAGGGGCAACAGGGGGAGGAACAACAACGTCGGCGGGTTGCTGGCCTTGGGCTTTGGCTCCTTGAGCGAGTAGAAAGTCTCCGGCCTTGGTGCTACCAATAGCAGGGCGGGGCCCAGCATCTACTCCTTTGCGTCGCAGTTCTCTGGTAAGCGCAGCAACATTTCTCTCTGCATCAGCCAACTCCGCTTGGGGGGTAGAGATTTGCTCCAGCCCTTGGGAAGCTGCATCCTGCCTAGCTTGTGCGTCGGCCCGGTTTTGTGCAGCGGTTGAGGTAGCGGCGGGAGCGGCGGCGGGAGTAGCTAATGCTTCTTCTAAGGTAAATTCTTTGGGGGCGGCTTTAGGCGCAGCTTTAGGTGGAGGGGCTAGTGCTTCCTCTAGAGTGAATTCTTTTGCCATGCTAGCCCTTTATTGCGCTACAAATTTCTGTTTAGCAGCGTTCCATTTTGCGTCACCTTGAGGAGTTTTATACAACTGTCCGTCTTTTAAAGCTGCTGCCGTTGCATTGGCAGGAAGTGCTATAGCCCCACCAGCACCAGCACCAGCACCACTACCCGCACCCTCACCACTAGCAGACGGACGCGCACCTGCACGGCGTTCTACTTCAGTCTTTTTAATCTTTTCCCTAACTTCTGCTGGGGTAAGTACGCCAGCGGGAGGGGTTTTACCAAAATATTTCATTGCCTCCGCGTACTCAGGGTACTCCATAAGTTTTACTGGCGTAAGCGAAGCATCAACTTCTTTCTCCAACAGCAACCGTGCTGCGTCTCGTTTTTCCGCAATCTCTTTCCGTTGTTTCTCTTCATCGGCGGCTATCTGGGCAGCAGACCTTTCGCCCATCGCTGTTGCGGAGATGCCTGCGGCAATTGGTGCAGGATGGAACTGCGTGCCTATTTCCTTAAACGCTTGGGCCCTTGCTTTAATCGGGTCCATACCATTACCTGTAAGCTCAGCCACACGAGCATCTACCGCCAAAGCCATATCGCTGGGTTTAGGTATTGCCGCAGGTTTAGGAATGACCGGCTTAAGTGCCCGCATTGCACGAGGCAAGGAATCAAGACTCAATTTACGTGCTGCGGTGTCTGCTTTGTATGCGTTAATCCTATTAGCTTCTGCACTTTGTGTATAAGCATCAGCCTCTTTAAGCAAGCCTTGTTTTTCAGCACGTTGGGCTCTGGCTAAGTTGATGTTCATCTCAGTAAAGGATTGGTCTGCCCGACGCTTAGCAGCCAGTGCAGGAGCGTACGAACTAGCAAACGCAGCACCCGCAGCACCTAGCCCTCTCATGGGGTCATTGCCTTGAAGCATTGCACCTGCTGCTTGAAGTGCAGCCAGTCCTTTACCTTCACCTAACGCGCTTTCATTTTCTCCGCGCATTTTGGAAATCTGGTCTTGAATATCGGTGTAGGTTTTATCCCCGCCAATTCTCTCGTTCATACGCCCATATCGGGCCATTGCTGCGTCTTCCATTTGTTTATCGCTACGCAGTTGTATACCTGAACGGTTTTTGTTATCCCGCAGCATGTTTAGGTATTCTTGCGTAACTTGGTTGTACGCATCGGGGTTCCCTTTTGAATCAACTACACCGGTTGTGTCTTCGTCGTTGTCTTCAGAGTCGTAGTTATTGGATAAAGAATCAAGTGCGGCGTAATTAGTACCTCCATCAACCACACTACCATTTTCTCCATCGTACCTAGGGATACCACCACGGGCGAAAGCAACCATGCCACCTTGAGCCATGTTGTAAGCCCCAGCAAGTCCACTTTTTTCAGATGCACGGGTAGCTAGTTCTAGTTGAGCCGCTTGGAGTTCGGCTGCGCTAGATGGGCGTTGAATGATTTGCTTTAGTTGCTCGTCAGAAAGTTTGGCTACTGCCGCAGTCATTGCGTTTGGGTCATCCATCGAGTTGACATCACCACCGTCGGCATAGCTATGCACTTGTCCGCCATCAGCAAACATACCCAACTGCTTCGCGCCATACGCGCCCAGACCCAAAGAGCCAATGTTTTGAATTGCTGACGGGGGGGCTTGATAGATAGACTGCGTAGACTGCTGACCCAACGGCAAACCGCGAAGCAGGTCGGACATGAAGCCCATCTGCTTGTATGGGTAGTTCTGCTGGTTCAGGAAGTCTTGGTAGGACTGAGTAAGTCCTTGTTGTTGCTGAGCTTGCTGCTGTGCACCATACTGGCCCTGTAGCTGGTTGATGCCCATATTCTGGGCGTACTCATTCTGCCCCAACGTACCAAGTTGACCCGCTGCTTGCAGCCCCGTTTGAAGACCTTGTAATCCCAGACCCGCACCATACTGGCGAGACTGCTCGTTAAGCTGATTAGCTGCTTGCCCATATTGAGCACCTAGACTTGCGGCTTGCAGGTTCTGCCCAGCGTTGAACTGCCCGGCTTGATTCTGAGCAGCTAAGTTAGCCAATCCAGTTTGTTGTGCAGCACCTAGGTTTTGTATTCCAGTGGTAAGTCCTGCTTGTTGATTAGCTTGTTGTGCTGCCAACCGTGCTTGCTGCTCTGCATTGAACTGTTGCTGTGCTTGGCCAAACGCGGCTTGAGAACCCTGCGCTTGAATGTCGTTCATTTGAGTGCCAAGATTGCGCTCACGCTCTGCACGCTGAATAGCATCGCGGCTTCCACCAAAAGCTCCTGCTCCAACTGCCTGTGCCTGCTGTTGCGTGCCTTGAATACCAGACTGGCGTTGTGCTTCACGCTTTTGGATGTCCACCACGTTTTGCATGTACGGAGACATGTAAGCATCCGCTGCACCGGGCTGAGCAAAACTTTGAGTGCCTATACGCTCGGCAGGGCCCATCTGGTAACCCTGCATTGTTTGTGCGCCGTACCCAATGCCTTGGGGGTTAAATTGACTGCCGTAGTTGCTTGCGTTGTAGTTAGTTCCCAATGCGGAAAGACCCGCTGCTTGCGCCATGTCTTGCCCAACACCAATGGCACCGGAAGTCTGCATGTTGGCAGCGCCTTGCTGGGCCTGCTGTTGCAACGGAGAAAAGTCTGCAATGCGTTGCGCATCGTACTGTTGGTACGGGTTGGTGTTAATGTTTGTGAGCGATGCTGCATTGGATAGCGTATCTTTGGCGTAGCCCTGCGCCCAGTCTGGCAGTGCTGCTAGACCTGTTGTGGTCGAGGTTGGTGTTGGTGAACTGCTTCCGCCTGACATGATGACTCCTTAATCTTTACAGCTTAATCCGCATGACTTGTTGGGTGTTTTCAAACCCAATTTTTTCGTACACACGGACTAATGCACCCTTGGTCCAGCATTGGGCTCTAGTAGCCCCATACAGACGCATCCAATTTTTAACTTCACCAAAGACCAGCGGATTTGCTATGCCTTTGCCACCTGTAAGACTTATATGCGCAACGCGTTCGCGTGGGTAATCAAGAAACTCAACCATCGCAGCCCCGGTAACACCTACATCGGGCTCTTCCCATACCAACAAATGAGCTTTGCCAGTGCGGATAAAGTTTTCCGCTTGCTCGATAGTTATGAAATCCGGTTCAACATCAATGGCTCTTTGCAACATAGGGGCAGCAATTGGCCAAAGTTCAGGTAACTCACGGGGGGCTACTTGGTACAAGGGCATGATTATCTAGGCAAATATTTATCTGCGCGAGTGTTTTTTGCTACCTTGCCTTTACCCACAGTTTTACTTCGTGCCGATTGAATTCTGTCCATCATAGCGTAAAGCTTACGTGCGCCAGCTTCTGTAGAGCCATTGCCAATCTCAGAAACAATTCGCGCAGGAATCACAAATTCACCGTCGGCTAGCCGAGCAGGTTGCCCCTTACCAATAGTGGCTGGGATGGAATCGGACACACCATCACCGGGGCCCTTGAGCAGCCGACCACCATCGGAATAAGAACCAAGATTATAGGGGTCTAACTCACCGCCATCTGCGTACATCTGCGGGGGGTGGAAGCTATATTTGCCATCTTGAAAAAACGGATGAGGTGGGCGTAGGTTGCCGTGCACATTCCCACCACGGGCCATGCGTTGGTCAAACTGACCGTGGGCTAAATACCCACCTCGGGCATCTGCACCACCACCACTATCACGGTCCCCTACATTTTCATGCTCTGAACCGACTGGGCTTGTGTCACGGTCTCTACCTGTAGCTTCTGGGTCTCTACCTTCGCTTGGAGGGGCGGGAGCGGGAGCGGGAGCGGGAGCGGGAGCGGGGGCTGGCGCAGGGGCTGGCGCAGGGGCTGCTGCTTGGGCTTCTGCTTGCCTAGCTGCTTCACGTCCTGCTTGTTCCCGGTCGGCTTGGGCTGCTGCTTGGGCTGCTGCTTGGGCTGCTGCTTGCTGTTGTTGGGCAGGGTCTTGAGGTGGAGCGTAAGTTTTAGCCGCGTTCAAATTACCGGTTGTAATACCTAGAGGAGAATCTAGGAATGCTTTTTCAGCAGCACCTTGGCTAGTCAATACAGGGTTTCCCTCCCGGTCAACAACCCCTTGCCAAGCACTTCCAAGTCCACCGTAGGACGCGCTAAGTTCGCCAAGTCTGTCTCTTGGGGCCGGGGTATTTGCGTAGCCAGCATCTACCGCGTACGGGTCAAGAGGCCGGATGATAGGGGTAATTGGCATGCCAACAGGTGGAGACATGGTGTAGTTAGTCACACCAGCAGCCAGAGCAGCAGCAGGAGTACCATACTCCGTTCCATCGGGCCCATACACAACATTTTGTGTGGATATACTTTCTCTGAACGGGTCAACACCGGGGGCTGGGGCAGCTTCAGGGGCGGAGACTGGGACTACGGAAACACCTTCGGCATCACCCGCAGTAACAGGCCCAAACGTGTCTATATTGTCGCGCATCAACGATAGAGCATTTAACTCATTTACTTGCGCTTGGTATTTAGCAATTGAATCTGGTGATTGGCGTTCTTGCGCTGATTGCAAATCGCGTAAAGCTTGTTCTCTGTCTATCCTTGTTTGCTCCGCAGGGGTATACGTTATGTTTTTTTCTGTTGGGGTAGTTTCGGGCACAGAAGACATATTTAATGTATCCGAAACTCCAGTGCCCGCATAGTTTAATGAATCGGGAGTTAAAGTACCTAGGTTAAATTTGTTGGTGACCGCGCCGTAATCGCTTAAATCATTAGCCCTTTCTTCAGCATTAACAGGCATCGTATAGGTCATGCCCGTAGTAGTAAATCCATCTGGTGAAACTGAATTAACAAACGGGTTAGTTGCTGCCTCTGGTTTTTGGTAGTTTAGACCGTAAGGATTAGATTCACTTGCCGCTGGAATAACTGTGCCCATAAGCAGGTTATCCCCCGCAGCAACTTGTGCTTTGGGTAGGCCAGTAAACGGGTCTGTGGGGGTATTATTTTCTGTTGCTGCTGCTGCTGCTGCTATCGCATTAAATTCCGCTTCCGCTGCTTCTTGCGCTGGTGTTTTGTAGCTTAACCCGCTCTCAAGACTGCGCAGTTCAGACTCTCGCAGGGGGTAACCAGAAATATCCGTACGTGAACTTAGTGGGGCATCGTAAAAATTACTATCGTATTTATTTACATCTACAAAAGGCGCTACTGCAATTGGTTTACGCATAGCCTCATGGCTGTAGTTAGGGTCAACATTCTTGGCTAAGTAGTTGCCATATGCGCCTACAACACCACCAAGGAGTGGGGATATAGTGCTAATGCTTTGCCCTGCACGCGATACGTTATACGCGCCTTCGCTAGTTGGGTTAAATTCTCCCGCAGCAGAATAATCTGCCGGTGTTCTACCACTGCCACCGCCGCCACCGCCTTGATTGGAAGTATCAATAGGTTGAGTTGGTGCAATTGGCGCGGGTGTGGGTGCAGGTGCTGGAGGCGTCCAAAATTTTGGTTTTGTAGTTCCACCGCGAACGGAATTCATGTAGTCATCAAACTGCTGTTTAGCATTGATTTGAGGCCTACGGCTAGCCCGTTGTTGTTGCAACTGCTGATACGCCCGTAGTGCGGGGGTTAACCCACCAGCAACATAGTGCTCTACTTGGCCACCTTCAGCCATGTAAGTGGGGCGGTTGTATACCTGCTCTATGCCATAACGGTTAGGCGCAGGAGTTGGGTTAACGAAGTTAGCATGGTACTTAATGCCAGCATTGGCGTTTGCGCCTTTGTCTGAATCTACAGCAGCGGTGGGAGGAGGACGTGTAGTAGCCTCCATAATTGGGCCAGAAGCCAACGCAGCGGCTTGCATAGGGTGGGCCTTCATAAACCCCAATGTGTTGTCCATAGTGAGCCCCCGCTGGAATGCAGCGAAATCTTTAGGTGGGCTTGCTGATGGGGCGGCGTTGTATCCCGCAGTAATATCGCTTTTTGCGTCCGCAGTTGGGCTATAGCTTGTGGGGATTATATCTTGTTCAACGTTACCTAAATTGTTACTAAATGAAAACCCCGTTTTTTCGGGCATGTATGCCCCATGTTGATACAGCTCGGGTTGGCTAGCTGCACCTGACTCCACGTTTGTATCTATAGCTCGGGCGGGTGCAATTTCTGCGGCAGTTGGGATGCTTACTGTTTCTTTTGCGGCGGCGGCGGGTACAACCGAACCCGCATTGGCCATGTATTGCCCCATACCAGCGCCACCATAAGCACCGATACCGGCCATCAGACCCTTGTTCAAGTCTCCGGTCAACATAGCCTGCCCACCGCCAACCAGCATACCCGCAGTCATGGGGTCAATAGTCCCACCTGACGCAACGGACAAACCGCCGCCAATAATAGCGGGAAGCAAGCTCTCTAAGAACCCAGCTTCGGGCAAGCCAGTTTGGGGGTTGATAGATAAAGAGCCACCGTGTTTTTGCGCAAGAGCTTGCAAGCTCGCCAATTCTCTGGGGGCCATGTGGACGAGCGCGGAGTCATTACCGCGCCCCTGTTGGGCTAAATGTTTGGCAGCGAGTTGTAGGCTCATAAATAGTCCTTAGATGGCAGTGGTTTGCATTGTATCTTTACCCTATTTTCCAGTTGGTTCCGTCTGAGTAAACGGGAACTTTGTTTGCACCCCCGCCAACTACGGTAGAAGCAAATGTAGTAGCTGTTGCGTCAGAGACAAAAGACCGAGCGCTTGCACCTGCGGTCGCTGCACTGGGAAGCGTAGCTACTGTGTAAACAGTTAAAGCGGGCATGTACTTGGAGCCAGAACTAAACTGCCCCAGTAAGTTGTCTACTTGGTTAAAGTACAACCGCAAGATGTTGTTAAGCTGGTTGAGGTAGTTGGGGTCGTAATCCGAAGAAGCGGCAGGCAGGCGCGGCGCGACTATCCGGTTAAGGGCTGTATCCGAAGTAACAATATAGGTCATCGTCTGCCGTCCGCTCTAACATCAACACGGGGAGCGCCAAGCTGCCACTGCGTCCCGATTGTATTGGAGGTAATCTGCATCTGCATCTGGCGACCACGGACACGGATGTAAATCTGCCCAGTAAACTGGTCCACGTTAATGACTGATGGCGCAGTGCCTGTATTGACAACACCGGCGTTACCCGACTGCGTAATGCCTGAGCCCGAGTTGTTCAGCCCTTGAAGGTACATGGTCACTTGCGGTGTAGTGCCAGCCGTAGACCCACGGAACGTTAGGTCAGGCAACATTCGGTACACAAACGCGAAGTTGTGCCCATCCCCAATGTCGTACTGGGAAGATGTGATAGATGCTGCTATAGGCAGTGTTGTGCCGGTCTCGTTGTCATCAACACCGTATTCTTGGTTGACGACGTTGTAGCTGTAGGTTGCGGCAATAGGATAATTGCGTAGGCCAGTGTCTAGCCAAGCAGTGCGGGCCATTGTCCCGTAGTACCAAAGGTCTTCAGCGTAGTTGTAGATGACGTACTTGTCGATAGTGTTGCTGTTTTCTGAACAGTAGAACCACCAAACCTCATTGAAGCCTTCATTGGTGCTGGCAAACACTTGGTCAAACTGAAGTTGGTTAATATCACTGTAGATGAACTGGCGCAAGTCACAACGCAGAGTTTGAATCCGTCCGTCGTACTTATAAAACTTGTCCACGCCCATCCAGTAGGTAATACCGGAGCCAATTGCGGCTGCGTTTGGCCCAGCAATCGACACGTTGTCGGCAAGAATCTGCGTTCCCCATACATATGGTGGGCCAAGGTACTGCAAGGAGTAGACCGCTTGGTCGGTAAAAACCAAAATCTCTTGACGACTTTGTAACGTAGTAACAATCTTGGAGCCGTGAGACAAGCGCACACTGCCTGCCTGATTTGTGATAGCTGGATACCATGTAGTCAGCGATTCTTGGTCAGACCACCGGATAAGCATGGGGTCAAGCACCGTGCTACCGTAATCGTTTGTTCCAAACACAATCAGGAATCGGCTGGCATCGGACACGGTAAAAGCATTCTGATACAGCGGGGTATAACCATCTGCCCCGGAAAGGGATGAAAGCAAAACCCCTCGTGGAGAAATATATTGCGTACCGGATTGCGTGCCGGTGGTTGTGATAGAAGCGCCGCCAGCGGTAGCTGCCAAGTTGAATGTGGTTGAAGTCAGGTATTTGGTGTAGTAGGTTACTCCCGGCAATAAGCCCGTTGGCAACCATCCCGTAGTAGAGAAAGTGATTGGAGTGGCATCTGCAAGGTTTCTTGTAGTCGTGACCACGCAAGGGGCAGCAATCGTCATAGTCACGGTAGAGGAGTTCAACCCGACCGAAGCATCCCAGTAGTACAGGGGGCTACCACGAGGGCCATACACAAGGTTTTGGCCCCAGTTCATCTGGTTCCAAATACGCAAAGCATCCGTAGACGCAGTACCAATACCCCAAGTACCGGAACCCCAAGTGCTTGCGCCCCAGCCCGTTAACGGAACAGAAAACGATGGGCCGGTGTTAACTTGATAGACGGCGTAGATTGTCCCGCCCCCTGCGGAACTTGCCGATGCTGTGCCGGTGACCGTGATGGTGTATGTCGTGGAGCTTACGTACGTAATCTGGTACTCAGTACCTGTGGTGATAGTGATGCCGTTGAAAGTGACTGAAGCCGCACCGCCCGCATAGTAGGTAACGTAGTCGTTGTTGATAAACCCACCGTTAGCGTCGGTCACAGTAACCGTCGTGGTTGTGCCTGTGTTGGTAGACGTAGCTGTGGTGAATGGGTTACTCAAAGTGGTTGTGGTTCGGACAGGGGTAATGTCGTTGTAAACCCCGCCGCTCTCAATATAAAACTTTAAGTTTGTTCCAATTCCCAGCAAGTTCAATGAACTCAATGTCACCCAATTCCAAAGTGAGCGGCAAAGTCCAAGAAACGTACTTGTAGAAATACGCTGCCAGCCACCAATCTTCTCAGGCGTACCTTGACGGAACCGAACCTTGTCGGATTCATACCACCCACCCTCGTTGGTGTAACGGGTGTTCTCCCTGTTTACACCGGGTTTGAGAATGACTTTTTGTAGTGGCATATCAAGCTATCTTTGCGCCTTGTTGCAGTTGGGCCAAAGTCAAACCACCGGTGTATTGAAAATGCGGGTACTCCTTGAATGTCACCCAATCACCAGCCCACTCAAGCCCGCAGGACTTGCCAATTTCACCAACTTGTTTCCACAGTGCTTGGTCATCCCAGATAGCCTTACCGTTGACGAGGGGAACTACATCTAGGGCGCAGCGCCAGTTGTGCCACGATTGCCCTGCCTTAGCTCTGGTTACGACATTGCCGGGGGTTGTACGTCCTTGCGCATACAATGCGTTTTGGCTTTCGTTATCGCGGTAGGTGGAGGTCACCAGCAAGTCAATACCCTTGGCCTTAGCAGCTTCTACAAAGGCTTGCGCCCGCTGCTTGGCGGGTGGAGCTAGGTCATCAAGGCTGCGAGAGTTAATCATATTTTTTCTTTGCGTTTCGGCTTGGGTTTAATGTCTTCTTCCAATACTTTGGCGGGGGCAATAACACAAGTAGTACTAACGGTTGCATTAACGTTTCCCTCGTACCATTCCCGTTTTACGGCAACAACCTGTTTACACATTTCCTCATCGGGGTATACCGCAAGCTGTTGCAAAAACTCACAGTGCCCATTTAGGCAGATGTACAGAACGGGAATGAAAAGGTTCACTTAATTGCCTCCGCCTTGGCAAGCAGTTCGGTTTTTTCTTTGCTTCCAGCAGAAGAGCCAAAGTAGAAGTTGACTACCTGTTCGGCTTTTGCAGACAGGTAACCAATCAAAGTTCCAGCCAGTACGGAATCGATAACGGCAAACCCGCCCAGCGTTGCTATCACCACACCAATAAACGCGCCGACAATGAGGATTGCCAGCGACGGCACAAGCATGGACTTGGTTGCAATTTGCATGTCACGCGCAGATTTCCTGTCTTCCACGGTGAGCTTGGCAAAGTCGAGGTTCATGGACTGAGCTTGCTTCTTCAGTTCCAGTTCGGCAAGCTGGATGGAGGCTACTTGCTCGGATGTCAACTTGCCGCTGCTGATAACGTCTTGCACTTGCTCAGGTTCAACACCAATTGCTTTAGCAAGTGCCGCTACACCCATACCAGCAAGCGGCCCAGCCAAACATGTTGCAATGGTGGGTGCGAGTGTTTTAAGCCATTCCATTTGTTTCTCCTGCTTTAACTTCGTCCATGTGGCTACCGACCTTCAGGCCAGACAGCCACCCAATAAGTCCGCCGACGATGGTTTGAAACGCGGGGCCTATGATTTCAAAAATCTTGGTGTTGTCCACTTCCTTGACGAACAGCCCATGTACTAGCGCAGCAATCAGCACGACGACCACGGAGCAAAGAGTGGCGGTCACCATCATCGTGACCATGTAAATCAATCTGTCTTTTGCGTCCATCACTTTGCCCTTTCGTACAACTGCTCAATTCTTGAGCGGACTTTCATGCTGTCGGCGTTGCCCAGTATGCCCCCCAGATTGGAGTAGAGCAGCGTTAGCTGCTCCTTGGTACATACAGGCCCTGACTCCTCCAACCACTCCCAAACTTTGCTTGAACGCTCTTTGGGGTCATGGGTGGAATGCGCAATGTTTACAAACTCAGATACGCTGCACTCACGCCTGACCGTTGCCCCGTAGACGAACGACAGAAGAACGATAGGGATGAGCCAGCGCACATTGGGTTTACTCTACAGGCGCAGCTTCAGGTTGCGGCGCTTGCTTGACTGCTTCGGCCTGAATTGCTCCAACAAGCTGAAACACCTCGCCGTAGGGGCGGGATGCCATGTATTGCAGGACTGCATTAACGAGGTCGATTGGTAGCGTGATGCTTTCCATTAGTTACTCCAAGGTAGTGATTGAGAAGCCGGTGACACCGGAGGCGTAATCATACTGTCGATTTGCCCTTGTACGCAGGCTTCCATGTTGGAGATGGTCTGCGGGTCAACCCAGCCAACCACTTGGGCTTCGGTCAGGCTGGCGTAGGGCGTGAACGCCTCGCCCTGCTGAATGGTGAACTGCTGGCTGAAGCCAATGTCGGCGGTGTGTGCGCCGTCCACCCCGGTGGTGAGGTAGTTGACGTTCACAACAACATCGGTCTGCCCATCGACTTGGGGCAGTGTGTACATCTGGGTTACGGTGGTGGTAAAGGTAGTCATGGTAAGTCCTTCAATGGTTAGGGGTGGGTTGCTTTGTAGGCATCAAATTCTGCCTTGAGTTCTTGGATTGCAGCGGCTAGGGTTGCAACAAGGAACGATACATCAATGCCTTGGTACTTGGGGTTGCCATCTTCGTCTACAGCATCCTTCTCGCCTGTCACTGCATGGGGGCATACCTCTGCCAATTCATGGGCAATGAAGCCTTCACCATCAGAACCATCCAACTTCCACTTGTAGGTAACAGGCTTCAGCGCGGCAACTTTGTCCAATGCGCCAGTCATCGGCGCAATGTCTTGCTTTAGGCGATAGTCTGATGAAGTTGGAAAAGAAGTAGTTGTGTTAGTGCAAGTGATGCCGCCAACGTAATTAGTATTTCTCAGAATGTAAAGAATGTTTTTCGCGCCAGTTCCAGTATCAGTTTGATTAGTAACTAATATGTTGTCATTGCCAGTTGCCTCAATTTTAGCGTTTGCAATAGTGGTTTGCCTGCCGACAAAAATTGCCCCTGTTCCACCTGTTAGGTCATTCATTACAACTACATTGCCGCTAGAGTCAATGCGCATCCGTTCGTTGTTTCCAGTAAACCAAGCGTGATATACGCCTGCTACGTCTTGTTTATAAAATAAACCAGAATAACCAGAATAAAGAACATCGTTTTGTGAAGAACGGTATCTGATATACCTATCAGAAGCTCCACCTAAATAGTAATAACTATCAGCAGGGATATTTACGTTTCCGTATACATCTAGTTTTTGTGCTGGCGAAGTAGTACCAATCCCCACGTTGCCGCTGGAGTCAATGGTTTGGCGCACATTGCCATCACCGTCCGACAACACAATGTAGTTGCTGCCAGTAGCAGAGATGGGAGCAGTGGCTCCTTGGTATGAGCCAATGATGACGTTGTTATATCCTGTGGTTATTCCGTAACCTGATAACCGTCCCACGAAAAGATTGGCGTATCCAGTCGTGACCCCATACCCAGCTTGGATTCCAAAATAAGTATTTCCTACTACGGATGTTGTTTGGCTATACCCAGCCTGATAACCTACAGCAGTATTGCTGGAGGCGGTGGTGTTGTTTTGAAGCGCCGCATGACCTACACTAGTATTGTTGGAACCAGTGGAATTTACTTGCAATGCACTTGTCCCAATTCCAATGTTTTGATTGCCTGTAGTATTTGAATTTAATGCTGCATATCCTAAAGCAGAATTGTTTGCCCCTGTGGTATTGGCTTGCAGAGCAACAGTTCCGACTGCCGTGCTGTTTTGCCCTGTTGTGTTGGCAGTTAAAGCCCTATCGCCAACAGCAGTAAGCGATGTTCCTGTCGTGTTTGCGTACAGTGCAGCAAATCCAACGGCAGTTAATGTCGCCCCAGTAGTATTGCTATAAGCCGCCTGATACCCCACAGCGGTGTTGTTGCTGGCGGTGGTGTTGGAAATTAACGCCTCCATTCCTAATGCAGTGTTTTGCGTTCCCGTTGTTGTATTCAACATTGAGTTCGTACCAAACGCTGAATTTGATGTGCCTGTGGTGTTTTTATTAAGCGCGTTAACTCCGACTGCCGTGTTGTTATTGGCGGTAGTATTTGCATTTAATGCATTAGCGCCAATAGCTGTGTTGCTTCCACCAGTTGTGTTGACTCCCAATGAGCTAACACCTAACGCCGTATTGTTGGCTCCAGATGTATTTTGTTGCAATGCAATAACACCAATTGCCGTATTGTTGTTGCCAGTGTTAGCGCCAGTCATGGCGTTATGACCAACTGCTACGTTGTTGCCACCAGTGGTATTCCCAGACATTGCCGAATTGCCAACTGCCGTGTTTTGCGTTCCGGTAGTAGTGGCGTAAGCAGCTTGATAACCCATCGCAGTATTGCTGTTGACGGTAGTGTTGCTGTACAGAGCTTGCATACCCACAGCAGTATTTTGTGCGCCGGTGGTGTTGGATGCTAATGAATTAGCACCAATAGCGGTATTGTTGCCTCCAGTAGTAGTCAAATTCAATGCGTAATACCCAACACCTGTGTTGTAACTTGCGGTAGTGTTATTTTGTAATGTGTTGTATCCAACTGCAACAATGCTTCCACCAGCTTGTGAACCTGATGCCAATGCGGTTGCACCAACTACCGTGTTGTTGTACAAAGCACCAGCGCCTCGGCCTACGGTGAGTCCGTAGACAGTCAGGTCAGTACCTGAGTACAGCAAGTTAGCGGAGCTTGTCTCCAGCCCGCCGGTAGTCGTGTAGACCACACGGCCCGTTGTCAGGCCGGTGTTGGTGATGGAGGAGAACACGCCCGCACCGGAGATGTTGGACACCTTGATGAAGTCGGAGCCGTTCCAAGCGCAGACTGCCGACTCACCCTTGATGATGGTCACCCCGGTGGTAGGGCCAACGCCACGCAGCACGATGCTCTGGGTGCTGGAGCTTGCATTGATGACGATGTAGGTCTTGGACTGAGCCGGGGCTGTGATGTTGCGGGTTACAGTTCCTCCTGCCGTCCACAGTAGGATTGCTTCGCGGGAAGTGTTAGCGGCTCCAGTGGTCGTTGTCAGGGTTACGTCAGCATCAGAACTGATTGTGGTCGTGCCTGCAATGGCAGAGTCCAGCAACGAGGTGATGGAGTTGTTGACTGTATCGCCCCAAGTACCGGACAGTTCTCCCGTGACTGGAAGTGCCAGACCAAGTAGGGATGTATATGCTGTAGTCATGTGTTACCTCAAGTTACTATTTCCGTCCAATCAGCGGTCTGGGTATTGCTTATTGTGCCCCAGTTTGCCGTTTGCGAATTACCTATATTTTGCCAGTTTGCAGTCTGCATGTCATCAATCAACTTCCAGTAGACAGCGATAACAACACCGATGTCTCCCTGAGCATAATTGCCTGTCAGAGCAAAGCTTCGTGGCCCTATACCAACCGTACCAACCGCGCCGCTGGCTGCGTTGCCAGACAGAGCAATCACTGTCGCAGGCCCAACCGTACCAATAGACCCAACTGCCGTATCCGGCAGCAGCGGAACAATAACCTGACCCAACGCACCAATAGCCTCAACACCGGTCAAAGCTTCTGCATTGGTAGCCACAACCGTTCCAACTGCCCCGCTGGCTGCATTACCGCTCAAAGCAAACGAGGCATCCCTTGTCAGGGTTCCTACCTGACCCGCCGCTACATCGCCACTCAGAGCCGCCGTTCTAGTAACGCCCAGCGTTCCTACGCTACCTGTAGCCGCATCGCCTGTCAGGGCAAAGGACTTGCTTTGGGTAACCGTACCGACCGCACCTGAAGCCGCAACTCCACTCAACGCAACCGTGATAACCGGCCCAACCGTACCTACAAACCCGCTTGCCGCATCCCCCGTCTCCGCTGCGGACTGACTTGGAGAGACTGTGCCTACCGAACCTGCGGCTGAATTGCCGGTGAGAGCAATCGTAATACCCGGAGTCGCCGTTCCCACGGCCCCCGAGGCGGTATCCCCCGTCGCTTCAAGAGTACCGCCCCAGCCGTTAGCGCCCCAAGTACTGTCGCCCCAGCCGAGAGACACAACCTACCTTTACGTTGTAGCCAGCCGCAGCAAGCCAGTAGTCGTGGTGTTGGAAGGCATAGTCAGTGTGAACGTGCCCGCCGTGATTGTTTGGTCGCCAAACGTGTAAACAGCCACAGCCTTGTTGCTCTGCGTGGAGTTGTAAATCAAGACCGCGTTAAACGCCGTAGTGACAGTCAGTGAAGTCCAAGAGAAGCTTGCTGTAGGAGTCCAATACGCCACACCGGCGGTCGCCGAACTGTTCGTAGCGATTGGAGCCGTGCCGTTGGTCACCGTGACACCGCCAGCCGTATAGCCAGAGCCAGACGTGTTGGTAACTTCACCAGTGGTGGAGTACGCGGTGGTGGCGGCGCTAATGGTTGCCGAACTGAAATACAGCGCGGCTTTGAACGTGTCGGCAGTGGTAGCTGCACGGATAGGAGCCACACCAAAATTGTGCGTTCCGGTCATCAATTCCCCCATGAAGGAGGTGCACATAGAGGCGGTATTTGCCATGATTAGTCCTTAAAAAGTACCGGTTTCACCGCCAAATGCGGGCATTTTCTTCAGCGTCACATGCACTGACCGATGAACCAACTCACCATCCAGCCAGTATTCCGTCCACGTAGTCGCTTCATTATCGTTGTCAACCGTGCCGGTACGGTATTCCAGCAGGGAATCATCCATGTCGCCTTTAGTCGTAGTGACAATCAATTTGAGCTCCTGATAAGTGCGGTGGTGGAAGTGTTAGCAGGCATGGTGATTGTAAAGGTTGTGGTCGAGGTTTTGTCCGCCCCGAAGTCAATCACCGCGATGGACTTATTCCCCTGTGTCACGTTGTAAATCAAAGCGCACCGGGCCGTGATAGCAGCCGTCCAAGCTGTGTTTGCAAAATTTACATACGCCGTGTAGTCCGCAGAGCTGATGGTAACCCCGGTCAGGGTATTCCCTCCCGCTGTATAGCCAGATGCTACAACCTCATTGGTAGTTGTATATACAGCCGTGTCCGCGTTCAAGTTGGCATTGCCGTTGTACAGCGCAATCTTGATGGTATTCGTGGACAGGTTGTGGACAGCTTGGTACAACTCCTTCTTGAAGCTGGTAGTCTGTGTTTGGACGATGCTGCTCATGTCACCGCCTGTCTATATTGACCACTACGGTACGCATCCTGACGCTCCAGACCATCACCCAGACGTTTAGCTAGTGCAAGGGCTTCTTTGTACTTACCATCGTACAGCCCAATCAAGTCGGCCTCACCCTTCATAAAGGTGTATGCCTCAACCAACGACCCATAAAGCAAGACCGTATCAAAGTTATCTCCCAGCCAAGTGGTGGTAGCGGTCGTGATGGACTCGGGGTAGTAGTAGTAATGCAGTTCTGCGGAGTATGTTGCATCTGGTGTGGGGCCAAGGATGAACGACAACTCATTGCTGATGGTTGAGCCTGACACAGTTGGGCCAAACAAGG